GCTCTTGGATTGGCACTTTTGTCTGATTGCGCAGCCGTCGAATTTGGTTGGCTCGGCGGGTTTAGACGTGTGCTTGGTTTGTCGGCAATTACTTTACGTCCATACATACTGTTAGCAGCATGGGCCATAAGGTATGGTAGTTGGGCGGAAATGTCCGGGTCAGCAACCTCCATGACTTTTGCGAGTCTAGGGTCATCTAACATGGACTGATACCGTTGCCGCGTGTCATTAGGCTCACCGTCCAGCCAGGGTAATTCCTGCTTGGCTCTAGTGTCTAAAGACTCACGTAGTTGTACCGCCTGTTCCTTGGACTGGATTGACTTGAGTTGATCGGGTAGGTATGTATCCCTTCCCTTTCGTGCGTTCATAAGACTACGACGCACTTCAGCTTTTGTTAGATCCTGTCCTTCTACACTCGTTACAACGTCATTTGGTCCATATCCATCTGAGTTAAACAAAACCTCTTCAGCCCACTCAATAACCTGATTAACCTCCTGAGATTTTGCTTGTAGACTTTCAATGTTTTCAATATCAGAAAACGGATTGTCTTTAACCTCAGCAGATTGGTTAAGTGGGTTGTTGGCTTGTTGCTGTAATGATTCCTGGAGTTTAGCTAGTTGTTCCTCGGCTGCCTTCCGTTTTGCGGTAAGCTCACCAAAACGAGCAACTGCTTTACTGCCAAGTTTCTGGCTCAGTTCACGCAACTCCTCCTCCGACATATCGTCGAGTTCGTACTGTGAAAGAACTTCATCAGGATTTGATTCCGTTACTTCGGGTTCAGCACTCTCGACTGTCTCCTCCGCAACTTCTTCTACCTCCTGCGATTCTTCGGTTTCCGGTTCAGTTGGTTGCGAATTTTGCGCTTCCTCCTGGCCTTCTCCCAAGCGGCGCATTGCAAATTGCGCCACTGATGTATTGTCCACCGAACTTGGTTCCGCGTCGGCGTTAGCGGTTGGGTGATTAGTTTCCATAGATTGTCCGTCCTACAACGCTAGACGATAGCGATAAATTCATTATAACACACTAAACAAGCGATTGTTGGTGTTGTTTGCGTAGCGACCCCCAATTGACTAGTGCAAGGATGTCGTCGTACGCGCAGATGCGCCCAGCAAGCTGTTGTATACCCTCAGTGCTGGCCCCATTAAGATCCTGTATGGACTCTTCTCGTGCTGCTTCTATTGTTTGAATGAAACGTGCAAACGCTTCGTGTTGGCTTAGTGCCTTGATGTCTTCTTCCATAAATTACTTAGCGGGTACGTGCTTGAAAACAAATGCCTTAGTTGCCAGCATCCTCTTTTCGCGGTGCGGTTTGCCGGGTCGCAGGAACTCGTCCAGGAAAATCCCGGACAACTCATATGGGTCATTAGTTGATTTCAGTAACCCTCTGATTTTCTTGGCTTTATTTGCACCAACTACATTTCTACCCAGGATTTTTGCCGTTTCTTCGTCCCGATACAGTACATCCCTGACGTATCGAACTTGAGTATCAACACTGTCTTTTAATCCGGTTCCCTTTAAGTATTTTTGGTAATATGGTTTATGAAAATCAAATTGGAATATTCCGCGTCCTGGACCACCGTCGTCTTGTTTTTTGTCAAACGTATAAGATCCACCACTTTCAACGTGTATATTCCCAAGCAAAGCCGCCATAAACGGTCTGTCGTCTCCAAAGTATTTCTGAATGGCGCGTTCGACTTCGGCTATGTTATCAGGAGCTTGTTGTATTTGCGCCATTATGCCGTCCATTGTTTCTTTACGTTTTTTTTCGGACATCTCACCAGCCCTCCGAACCCCCTGCTGTGTAGTGGATATGTTATCTGCCATTACTGTATCTGTTGGGTTTGTACATCACCCATTTGTGCGGGTGGTGTGCCAATTCTACCAATCTGCGCGTTCTGGAGTTGTTGTATCTGGAACATATACTGTCCCTGGTACTTCTCCAGTCTACCTCTAAAGGCTTCGTCCTGTTGGAGGCGTTGCTGAATGTCCGGCTGTTGTGCGTATTGCTGAATAAGTCCCATTGCGATTTGCGCACCGTTAGGACGGGCGGGCATCTCGATACCAGCAAATATCTTAGCCAAATCGTCAGTTACTTGTTTGACTATTTGCTCCTGAGCTTGTTCCGCAGGTTGGAGTATAGCGTCCGCAAGAACTGGGTCAATGCTACTCGCAACCACGTCCAGAAGTCTGTTAACGTCGATCCGACCATTGCGATCCAACTGCGTAAGCGATACAATCTGGTTAAGTTTATTTTCTTGAGCTTGAGGATCAGTGTTGAGTACGTCATATGAAATTATTAAGTCAAAATTTTCGTCCGGGTTGCCTTTGTTGAATACCTGCGCATCAGGGCTACCTGTTACGCGGAAGAAGATTTCGTCCGGTCCGAATCGCTGATAACAACGATACGTCATTCGCAGCACCTCAGCGCAGTGCGCTAGGTACTTGTCCACAAGGAATTGACGGCGAGTCTGGCTAATAGGATCGTTAAAGTCCAAACCTACCAAAGCATCCGCCTGGCGTTCCATCGTGGACTCCATTTCTACGGATCCGGGGTTATAGGAAGGTATTGGACCGAACTCAAACTCACCCTTACGGCGGTACGGTATATAGCGTCCAGGCCCCCAATCCTGTGGCGCATTGCCCACTGGGTGCATAATTGGAGGAAATGTAGCGATACTATTGCGGTCAATCCGTGAATCGCGCTCCACTTTTACCTGGTGTTGAATACCACGCAATACATCCGGTATCGTCATGGTGTCATAGAGACGCTTATTATCCTCGGACAACTTCGTAACTACAACCGGGTAGTCCTCGTACCCGTTCATCAACTCAAATTTTGCGTAACTCTGGATGTTGTTGGCTTCATCTCCATCAAAGTTGCGATGAAAGATGGTTTCATAAATACCCTCGGAACCATCACTGGGGTCAACTAGGCGTTGGTAGCCGTGTACTACTTCAATCAACTCCTCCGCTTCGTATGCGTTGTCAGTAAGGCTGATTGAACGACGACCCTCTTGTTCGCGCTCAATGCTGTCTACGTTTACACCTCGGTAGTGTTCGATGACGTGTTCAACAAATCCTTCGTCCCAACCATCGGTAGCTACCTTGTTCTGTAACTCCTGGGCTGTGTAGTAAGTGCGCCAGAAGCAGTAGGGTGCGCGTTGTGGGTCCGTAACATACGGAGGGAACATAAAGTCACCGTCCGGGGCTAATGTCTTTACATCCGGAGCATCAATCTGTCTTCGTATAACAGGAAGTTCCGCTTCTCCGTTTTTGCGCAACTGGCGTATGGCTTTCTTTGCTTTTGCATCCGTTACGCCATCGAAGGTTGTCTTCAGCAATTCGATTACATCATCCTCCTTGCGCTCATCAATAATAGCGGACGCAAGCTCCAAGGATATTTCGGAAATTTGGTTTAAGTCCAGTTTTTGGATAAACCGACGATCCTCTCGATGCCAGCCTACATAGGTGACTAGGATACCGCGCTCCAATAGGTAGTTAGCCCCCAGTTCCATTTCCTTGTAGAACCGTGGAATGTAACCACTGGACACCATCCACTTCATAAAGCTGGATACTAACTTACTTCGGCCTATGTCACTTACCTCTACTGGGTACGCGCTGACATTTGCCCGGCGTAATGAGGACATAAACAGGGATACTAACTTAGTAATACGCTCATCAATAACATGGCTCTCCATGTCCGCTGCGCCTTCAAACGGGAAAGCGTCCGCACCGTGTTTGCGTAAATCCCTGGACTTACCGGGCCACCAGTTGCGCCTGTCATCGTAAGATGTACGGCATAGGTCAAAATACGCCTCCAGTTCGGTTACGGTTTGGTCGTAAGCATAGCGCAATGTTTTGACGCTAGGTGTTTTACCGACGTAGGTAAGTTCTTCAGAAATAGTATCCTCTCGCATCGTAAATTATAATTTTAACATATGCGACAACTACCTTTTTACCCAGTGGTATTTTAATTCCCCGTTGTGACGTGTTTCCTCGAAGTAAATCATCTTGCCTATCAACTTACCTTCCATCTTTTTGGGTATCTTGACGGGTACACGAGTACCTCGATCCCGGTGTCGGGTGTATACATAACTGGAGTTTTTACACGTCCTCAGTACCTCTCCTCTGTAGATAACAGGCATGGGAACTAGGTCATCCAGAATAATCTGTCCGGTTTCGTTAATCCATATGGCCTTCCCGGAGCCAGTAACCATGTCCTCGCTCAGGTTGTTGATTACGAGGTTGTATATTTCCTCCAGGGGACAATCTAGCTCCTTGGCTAGTTGCGTTAGTCTTTTCTTTGCCATCAGTATCCTCCACTTCCTTGTATTGTTGTTTGTAAGCTACGGCTATCCACGAAGTCCGGCCCAAGTCCGTCGTTGTGCATACGCAGGTATCGTAATAAATCTATAAAGTCCTTCAGGGGTTCATCCTTCTTGCCGGAGTTGCTCCAGTTAATGATGCTGAATATCAGGTTCTTACAGGATTCGTGTATTTGCAGAATCGGACGATTGGCTCCATCTACCTCCGCTTGGGTGTTGTACCGCATCCACTCATCCAGTGCAGCTAGACCTGCGTCCACCTCTACACCGCTACTGGGAACGAAGAACATACCCTTGTCCGCAAAGGACTCAAACAAATCATTGTTGTCCTCATTCTCTCTTGCAAAATACCTGGAGTCCCCGATGCGTTCAAAAACATCAATTCCCATGTCCTGTTCGATGAAACCAAATTCATCAACGTACGCCTGTACATCGTAGCCCAGCTTTTTGGCTGCGTCCGAAAACTTCCACCGTACCTCCTTGCCTCCACCGCCTGTACCTACTTCAGCCCAGGGGCCAAAGGTGTCCCTATCCGGCCATTCTCTCAGTATAGTAACGTGTCCCTTGGAATCCACCGCCGCCCAGATCGCAACGTAGTTCCTAGCTCCAGCGGGGTCAACCACCTGGTACACCGTATGTGTTTGGGGTGTAATGTTGGGTAAATCAGAAATAACATGGACACCAGTCGAGAACTGTGGAAACAGGGTATTCATGGACTTCACTGGAATACCGTAAGCCCGCGTCATGATCTCCTCCCTGGAACTGTTCTTCAATTCCTTACGGATACGCTTGTACCCGCCAAATGGGTTCAACTGGGAATGAAAGAACACTATCCCGGCATCCTTATTATGACTGTACTGCACATAGGGTACAGTCTCCCCATC